CACAGTATCAGAAGAGCCTGCATGTGGTATTCGGTAGAACGCCATGTTGCCGTATGAAGGGGTAGTGTCTGCACCGCCTGTAGCGACACACAGATAGTGCCGATCAGACTCAATGCTAAAGTCAAAGGTCTTAACGTCAGAGACTGCTGAAGTCTCAAACATCACGTTAAACTCACTCAGTGAGATTCTCTGCGCACCTAAGTCACCCGTGTCACTCTGCCTAACTAACCGCACATAGGGCGTAGCGATAACGTCAGTAATCTTTACGCGGAACGACTGCTCTATAGAGTTAATCTGTATAGTTTGTCGAGTGGCCCAGTCAGTATTATTGCTGCTAGTTTGCACTCGCAGATACGCTGTGTCCGTATTGTTTACAGTGAGCTTTACATCCTGCACATCAATAAAGCGTATACCGTTAGTGGTGGTGCTCATATTGTAATGCGCTACAACGTACTCTGTTGCCCCTGTGCCGGACGTTCCAATGTTAGTGGTAGTCAGACCTACGGTAGCAGGGTTAAAGTCGTTTATATTGGCTGGTGTGCCGCCATTGGGCATTGTGGCAGTAAACGCACCAGTAACGTATGGCCCTATTTGCCGTAAAGCTAAATCAATATGCTCAGTACCTGGCCGTCTTTTAAGGCCACCCTGCGGCACAATGACTACATTGTCGCCAGTCTGTACGCCAGCATAGTATTGATTAAGGTCTGTACGGCCCTTCAGTAGAGGCGATAGCTCACCGCTAGTAAAGCTGGCTTGCAGGAATTGTGACTCAGCCATTAGTACCTCACATTAATAAATGGTTGGCTTCTAAGCGGCTCCGTTGGGTATTGTTGTGAATCAGTGTAACGTGCCATACGGGATGCGTTCTCGTACTTAGCAGCGTTAACCTGTGCTGATGCAGCACTGTCCCTGATAGAAGGCGCAAAGTCCATTGCTAGTGCGTACTCGATCATCTTAGCAAAGTAGACAGGCCATTCACCTTCCGCCACGTTTGCTATGTAATCAACGTACAAAGGCCCAGATGTATTGGCATACACCTTGTCGCCATAGATTCTGTATTGTATTGCAGGGTCTAGCTTAACTACGTTAATCAGGTCAGCAGGAAGCTGATAGATGTTTTTGTAGTCATTACCTACTGGAGTTTCTGTAGTAAGGGCTAACTGCGCTAATCGTCGAGCAAAGCCCCAGCGATACTTAGACATCTCAGCCTGCACGATGTTGTCGTACAAGTTGTTAGCTACGGTTTCTGCGCGTGTGTTACCACTCAATGATGTGACAGGCAGGTCGCCAATCAAAATCAAGGCGTTAGAAATTAACTTAATTTTCTCTGCCATACTAACCTCAGTAAGAAAGGGGGCCGGAGCCCCCATTCAGTTTTACGCGGTAATTACTGTACCAGCGGCACAAACAACGGTAGTACCGTTATTTGATTCAACATAGGAAATACGTCCAGTAGGAGTGCTTCCAGTAGTACCGATAACCAGCAGAATGTCGCCGGCGCTCAGTTCCGCTGCTGCGTTAGCAAAGTAGTTAGTGTCAGCTACAACCGCTGAAGTAGCTTCAGTAGTTGTGTACTGCCAAGTAGCACCACCGTTGCCAGAACCGCCAATGCGGGATAGATCAGATCGAACAAAAGCCATGATAGTCTCTCCTTATGCAGTTTGAGTGTATTGAACTTTAACCAAACCACCTTCGTCGCGCACAACAGAGCCAGCCTTCAGCATTCCGTTACACAACCAAGAAGTACGCTCGGCTACCCAGTCGATCTCGGTCTTCATGTCGATACCGAGGGCAAGGCCCACAGCAGGACGCTGGAAGAAGTAAGAGTCAACTACGTTAGCAGCAACAGTCAGTCCACCTTCTACGCGAGACTCAAGAATTACAAACTTGAAGCCAGCCAGAGTGTCAACATCACCGTTTACGAGTGCTTTAATAGCTTGATAGTCAGAAGAAGTTGCCTTCTCGTCGTTCAACAGTCCACCTAGACCCAGTGCGTTTACAGCAGCAAACAGCTCAGAGTTAGGAACACCTTGGTCACGCAGTTCAACCTGGGCTTTAATTACTTTAGCCATGTTTAGGTTAGAAGCGTTACCGCCTACGTTAGTACCAATAGTGGTTGTCAGAGGAGTAGAAGCATCCATAGCGTCGATAACAAGCTGGTCAGTACGGCGACCAAGAGCGCCAGCAATAGTGTTTGCTAGTTCCTGCTTCTCATCAAAGTTGACATCTTGAGCATCAAACATGTCAGTGTACTCTGGAGCATTCCAGTTGCTTAGAGTGGCAGTTTTGAACTCGTGCGCCACATCCATAGGAGTTACCAAGTCAGAAGTAGACTTCTGGTTAGCAAGACCTTTACCCATACGACGAAACTTGTAAGTGTCGCCAACTACATTGTTGCGCTGAGTTACAGCACCTTTCAGCAGGCCCATGCCCTGATAGGCATGTTTAACCATACTGTCAAACTCCGTGACCGCCACGGCTGATAGATTTTTACTCATAGTAGATTCCTCGAAAAAGAGTAAATTAAAAAGTTTTTCAAGGTTTTTGCTGAGTACCCAGTAAATTGGTCAGCATCCAACCTAATTTACTGGGCCTTAAAGAAAGGGTATCCAGTTTTTGAATTATACCCTGAATACCCCTATTGGATCAACCAACAGTGCGTTGGTGCGGCCTGTCGCCACCAAAGTCTTGCATCATCTTCTGTATTTTTGCTTCATGGCTTCTATCAACACTACGCAATAACCCACCATGCTCATCTTTCTTGAACATTTCAGCCTCAATGTCTGACCATGTAAGACCTGTAGGGCTTTCACCACCGTCAATAGGTAGCTTAGTAGGGGCTGTAGCGGATACAAGCATCTCAATTAACTGCACTGATTCTGCTGTAGTTACTAGATCACGGGCAACATCAAAGTCTTCAGCACTCATATTGTTCTTCATAAAGCCTTCAATTGTCTTTATGCGCTGCTGTGCATTGTCCCCTAACTTAGCTAACTCTTGCTCCTGCTCAACCTGCTCTACAGCCTCAGATTGTGCGGTTAACAGTTCCCATGCATCGTTAAATGCGTCCTGAGACATGTTGGTCTTGTTAGCAAACTCGGTCAGTTCTTCTAGCAAAGCATCACCAGACTCTACACCTTCAGGGCCAGCATAGCCATCTTTAGGTGCGCCTGTAAATCCACCAAACTTCTTCTCTAGCTCTGTATACGCTTTAGCCTGTTCTGCAACAGACTTGTACTTGGTAGGGTTGTACCACTCAGGCATATCGCCTGCACCCTTGATACCTTCTGATAGAAAGTATTCACCTTCACTTAACTCTGGCGATGACTGATCTAACAGGGTATCGCTTGTTGTTTCTTCTACTGCGGCCTGTTCTTCTGACATTAAATCTTCTCCCAGGGTAGGTCGATAATCTTCCTCGACTTCCCTAATGGTTGGTGTTTAAGTTTTATCTCGCATAACTTGCGCTGTCCATTGAGCAAGGCGAGAGAGTTAACGTCGATCCATTCAACGCTTTTGCCATCCTTATTACAACGGAATGCACAAAACTTGCCTACATAATCATAGCCATCAAACTTATACTGTTTAGCTAAGTCATCTAGCCATTCCATCTTAAAGCCAATTTTATCTAGGTACTTCTTAGACTCATCACCTATAAGAACTTTTGGCGTTACCTTTACGGCACGTTTCTTAACTTCTTTAGTCATAGTATTTCTGCTTGGTTGATTTGATTAATTATGAATTTAACTACACCTGACTCACCGTTATGGTAAGCAGATTCGTAGTTTACATTAGGGGAGCCAAAAGAAGTGTCGTTATCGTAGATAAATCGTTTGTGTAGATCAGCAATGACTTGCTTACCTTCTTCAGAGTTGAAGCAACGATTGTATGCTTTAGCTAGTTCAGCAGCTTGTGACCGTTTTTTAGCCGTCTGCTTTTTTGCGGCCTCTGGGTTAACAGAAGCCTTGTCGATGTCGTCCCAACTCATTGTACTGGGGCTTGACTCGTAGCCATCCCAGCCTGTGCAGCCTGTGCGCCAGCTTGGATTATCTGTTGTTTCTCAGTTTCGCTTCGCATTAGTTCAGCAGG